CCTCACGTTCCTCAGAACGTACAACTGTAAACTCTCCCTCAGGATAGCGGGCAGCAAGTTTAACGGTGTTGCGGAAGATGACTTCTTCAAACCGAAGATTCAATGCCATACACGCTTGAGCGGCGTACCACATTACATCTCCAAGTTCTGTCATCAAGTGGTCACGTACATCTTCGTTCCATTCTTTACCTTGAAACTTGATTTTCTTGACCAGTTCCATAAACTCACCGCTCTCTGCTACGAGACCAGAGGCAGCAGTATCAAGACGTTCAATTTTACAACCTGCATTGTGAAGTTCAGCATACCTTTCCATCAACTTGTCATAGTCTTTGGAAGGACCGCTGGTCACAACATCAACGAACTCAATGTATTTATCGAGATCGACTTCAAGTTTTTCATCTCGTGCCCTTTTAGCATTATCGACTACCTTTTTAGAAGAAGGTGTGTCGAAACCCTTAAAATCAGAGGGCATTCCATCAATAGTCATACTTTCCAGTCAGTAAATAATTTGGTTTCTAGTACCTCAGTATTGAGGGTTTGTCCTTGGTGTCCAGCGTCCACAACTTGTGGTTGCTCTTCACAATCATACAATCTCATCTTGGATCTGTCAATACCAACGACGAATCGTTTGAACATATTCAAGTCATTGTATCTATTCTTAAGTTGCTTGACCATAATCTGACCGTTTGCTTCCAGATCCTCAGAAGAGATGAGAGCAAACATAAAGTCAGCAGTAGCAGGCAACCCAAAGGATTCTGACGTATCAGTGAGTTCCACATCCGAATTTCCGTACCCAGATCGCGTTGTCTGGGTGGCGGATATAATAGGGACGTTGCACTCACCAGCGAGACCTCGTAGTTCCTCGGCAATAGCTTTCACGTAAGTGTACGAGTTTACAATAGCACCTTTGAAGCGACTCGATGCACAGATGTTGAGATAGTCAACAAAGATAACATCAGGAACAAAGGACTTCTTGATTGCCAGTTCTTGCAGCAGTGCTTTGAAGTGACCTGCGTGAGCAGAAGCAGTAGGATACTCCTTGACAATCAAACGACCCTGAGTCTTCTCAGCAACTTTGTGGATCTTGTTATCGAACATCACCTTAGGCAAGGTCTCCAGTTGCTGCACACCAACGTTCAGAAGGTTGGCGTCAATACGTTCAGCGATCTTCTCTTCTGCCATCTCCATAGTGATGTACAGTACGTTGTGACCCATCATCAAATGAGATGATGCCACGTGACACATAAAGAGAGACTTACCGACACCTGTACCCGCCAGGGCAATGTTGAGTGTCTTCTTGCCTAGACCACCCTTAGTGATCTTATTGAACATATTGAGATCAAATGGAATCTTCTCCTCATCACGATGATAGTATTCGTAACGAGCATCAGAGTCAAACAGATAGTCGTGACCGATGGAGTTGTCAAAACTGACAGACAATGCTTCAGACAGGATTGACGGGATGGCATCAGGTGCTTTGTCTCCACTTCCTTCAGCGATAGAAATAGATTCTACCAGAGCATTGTAGATAGCACGATCACGGCACCACTTCTCGGTGGTATCACACAACCATTTGATGTCGTGTGGTTCTTCCTGTGCATTGTCAATGACAATAGATGCATCCTTGTATTCGTCACCCGTCAGATCTTTCCTTGACTCAAGTTCAATGAGCAATGCTTCCTTTGTAGGAACAACATCATACTCACAGAAATATGAAGACAGTTCTTGAAAGATGTGTTTGTGATTAGAACCTTCAAAATACTCCTCTTTGATGTGAGGAAGAACTCTGCGTGTGAATCCTTCATCGAATAGCATCGATGTTACAAGGAGGGATTCGACAGAGTTAGACATAGTGTGTGTACGTGCTCAGAAGGTACTTGTCGTGAGACAGGGCAGGTAACCCAGCGTGTGGATACAACCACAACGGTGGGAAGATTACCATCTTACCTGCTTTGGGTTTGATTGTAAAGTCGTCGAAGAAAACTGTTTCACCACCTTCATCAACGTCATTCAAATACCAAAAGATAGAAAGGAATCGACGTGCAGTCTCGTGGTCACCCACGTCAACGTGCTTATCAAATCTATCATCAGTACCTTTCGCATACTTCTTAACTCTGAACTGTTCCAGACGAGATCTCTGGGGGAAGTATTGGCGAACATCACAGTCATCCATATACTTCTGAACATAGTACGTAGCAGATTCAATCAGAGCATTCTGAATCAGACCCCAGTCCTGTTGAGGATGCTGGTCAAACTCTTGCTCGTGATCATCAAGGTACTGTGTGATATTGAATTGTTTGAACTTGGGTTTACCACTATTGTCATACTCTTCCAAGATCTGTTGGTCGAACAATTTGATAGTGTTCTTACAAACTTCTTCTGGAAGAGTATAATCGTAAACCTGAATTAAATCGTTAAGATCCATAACCGTACTCTTTCTGTGCACACTCGTCGAGTGCTTGCATTACTTCTGGCGTGAAATACTTCTCAGGATCGGCAAGAATAACAGAAGGATAAACGGAAGATTCCCCAACAACAACCCGATTCCCCTTCCGCTGGAATACTCCGTACTGTTCACCCAGTTCCAGTAGTCCGTAATAGCGGTCAAGTCCGCGTTCGTCATAAAAAAGACGTGTTGCAACTTTGCTGTTCTCCTTTGTAAAGCGAGACTTCTTAGTCTCACATTTGATGATGTTACCTACCACTTCTTTCCCATCTTTCTCCTTAGACTTGGAGAGGTAAATGATAGTAGATGCAGCGTACTTAAGACCAGAACCGCCGCCCATTTCTTTTGTGGGGACGTAAGCACCGACAACATCATAGGTGTGGTTAGTAACGATCATCGGGATGTTTGCCTTACCGAGTTTCAAGGTAAGGACTCGGAAGATTGCTTTCACAACCTGAGCACGAGTCATATCACGTGTCTCTTTACCTGCCTCAGAGTCTTCAATCTCTTTGGTGGTAGAAAGCATACCGAGAGAGTCAAGCACAAACATCAGAGGTTTGCGACTCTCTTCTGGTTGGTCAAGATATTTATCGGCAATGCGAAGTGCCTGCGTACGGAACTCCTGTACGGTGGTGACAGGTACGATGACCATACGAGAGGAATCAATGTTCCTACTCTCGATCATATCTTTAGATAGTGCTGACTCAGATTCAAAATAAATGACTCCAGCATCAGGATCAGTATCAAGGAAATGACGCACAACAGAGAGAGTAAAAAAAGTCTTCCCTGTGGACGACTCTCCAGCAATAGCGGTGATCTTATTTGAGGGAATACCGCCAAAGATAGATCCACTAACCAGAGCGTTAAAGATATAAGACCCAGTGTCAACAAAAGATGACACGTCGCCAGCAGAAACCCCGTCACTAACAACGGAAGCATACTCATTGCCAATCTCAGAGATGACAGTATTTAGAAAAGTGCTCATACAAATAGATCTTCTAGGGTAGCGATTTTCTCTGCCTTCCAGTTGATTGTGTCCATAATGACCTGCAAGGGATCGAGAAAACTCTTCTGGAATTGTAGGTCGTAATCAATGGAGTTGTCAAGACCAAATTCCGAAGGCAGAGTTTGGAAGAATGAGATTACATTCTCATTGATCTTGTTTGGTCTACGTAGATAAAGGAACTTGACTTTCTCTCCTTCCTGAATCAACGGATACTTGTGAGTAAGTTTTCTCTTCTTCGCGTGAAAATTATATAGCAGTGCGCCGCGTACGTGGATAGGAGTGCCTTTGCTATAGATGGTAGCAGGATTAGAAAACTTACTAAGGTTATTGCATCCACGTGGGAATGCGATTTCTTCTGGACTATAACTCTCAAACTTCTTACGGAAGTCAGCGACAAACTTCTGTACGTCTGCCTCAGTACCATTCATAATAACGTTGAGAGCATCCTTAATCGCAGTGCGACAGGAAGATGGTGTAGAAGATTTGACTGCTTCGATGCCCATCATCTTGAGTTTGGGTTCAGCGAACCGTACACCTTCGATGTCCCAGGCGTTGAGGATGTACCTCTTCTTAGCAGTCCAGATGCCTTTGTTCGCGATAGTCTCGCGCTTCATAAACATCTTTTGATCGTAAGCATTCACATAGGTTGCCAACGTTTCATAAGAATTACCAATATACTTTTCAAGTTCCACTTGACACACCTTGTCAAGGAACCCAACAATGCTCTCATTGCTTGTCTCTCGGTCCTTGAATACAGCTTGAACCAAAGGACCCAGATGCAAATAAATGGAATCGGTATCAGAAGCAATAACATAATCTTGATCTGTAGTTTTAAGTACCTTGTTCAGGTACGTGTTCATTTTGTTTTCGATCCATCGAATCGAAACTTGACCACTCAATGTGATCGCTTCGGCATTCGCCAAGTTGTAGTATCGGAAATACTGGTTACCAACAGCACCATAGGCAGAGTTCAGTTGGATCTTACGTGCCATCTGAATGTTGTTGAACGTCGAGATGTCGTTCTTGAGTTTAGGATCACCAGTCTTCTCAAACTCTTTCTTTGCCTGAATCATTTTGCCTTTGAAGATCTTACGTTCATCGTAGATCTTCTGCATCATCTCAGGGAGGAATCCTTTAATGTCTTTCCTGTACTGTGCTCCGTTGGCACACACACAGTAATCTCCACTCCCGATGGATACTGTTTGATTGAGCAATCCATCAACAGAGGCGGTGGGATGTCTTTCGTCGAGGAGGGTCTCAGGCGAAATATTATATTGCATAATGAG